TGACCAGCCAGGTTTTCCAGCTGACGGTACACGCCTACGTGAACGGGAACCGGGACGACCTGGTGGCCCTGGTGCAGGCGAAGCTGGCCGCGAAGTGCGACAGCTACAGCCTGGCCGGGCACGAGTTCGCCTACGACATCGGGAAGAACCACTGGTGGTGGAACTGTCAGGTGATCGGCCCGCTGCAGTGGGACGAGGTGGAGACGAATGGCTAAGTTCGAGTACACCGGGGCGGACGGCATCGAGGCGCAGCTGCAGGCGATGGACCGGGACATGATCAAGGGCATCGTCATGGCGGGCGCGGAGGCCTGCGTGAAAGAGATGCAAAACCTGATCGGCGCCTATCGGCACATCGGGAAAACCGGAAGCATGCAGAAAAACGTCGCGCCGGCAAAGTACCACGAGGACCTGGGCAGCGGATGGGTGGACGTCTATCCGCAGGGAAGCGACAGCCGGGGCGTGAGCAACGCGATGAAGGCGTTCGTGATCAACTACGGCATAGGCAGCAACCCAACGGTGAGATCACACAAAAAGAAAAAGAACAAGACCGGCGACAAGTTTATCACCGGCAACCAGAAGCGAATGGAGCAGGGCGTGTTCACAGCCATGCAGGCGGAGAGCGACCGGCGCATCGCTGAGATCAACAAGTAACGGAGGAATGAGACTATGGCGAGAATCGGATTGAAAGGCATGACCGTGGCGGTGGTCAGCTCCGGCGGGTCCGGCAGCGCGGTCGTCTACACCGGCGGCACGGCCTACGCGGACGCGCTGATCAGCGCGGACGTCACGCTGAACCGTGACGACGTGAAGCTCTACGCAGACAACCACGCGGTGGAACGCGCCAACGGAATGACCGGCGGCAGCATCAGCCTGGAACTGGCGCAGCTGAGCGACGCGATGAAGACTAAACTGCTGGGCGTGACCGTTTCCAGCAAGGTGGCGACCTTCAACGAGGACGAGGCGCCGTATGTGGGCTTCGGCTACATCGTGGGCGAGATCGCCGGCGGGACGAAGTCCTACAAAGGCTACTGGTTCCCGAAGGTACAGTTCGGCCTGGAGAACGACAGCGCGAAGACCAAGGGCGAGAGCACTGAGTTCCAGACGAACACCCTGACGGGCGAGATCCTGGGCGTGGTCGTGACCACAAACGGCAAAACGGAATACTTCTACACGGATACCGACACCACGGAAACCGCGGTGCGCACCTGGCTGAACGGCAAGGCCGGCATCTCGTAAGAGAAACGACGGGGGCGGAGGAGCAGATCTTCCGCCTCCGGATTTTTGTGCATGAAAGGGGAATAAGGGTATGGCATCGGTGATCATCAAGGGAAAAGAGTATCAGCTGCGCTTCGACATGTACGCGATGGAACAAATCGAGGAAGAGTTTGGCAGCGTGAAAAACGTGTTTGAAACAATGCACGGCGGGAAGCAAATGAAGGCGACGCGGACGCTGTTCCGGATCCTCGCCAACAGCTGGCTGAGCAACGAAGGCGAAGCGGAGACGGTGACGGGGGACGAGATCAAGCACGCGGACATCGACCTGATCAAGGCAGTCGGTGAAGCGGTACGGGACGCGATCGCGGAAGGGACAAAAAGCGAAACAACAGACGGGAACGAAGCGGACGATGAAGTTCACGATATGTTCCTGGAGGAAATAGAGAAAAAAAACGGATGAACCGGCGGGGGACGCGGGTGCGTGAGTATTACGCATATGCGCTCATCGCCGGCATACCGTTGAAAGAGGCCAGGCGGATGATGCCGGGCTTCATCATAGACATGTTCAAGCTCCGTGCGGAGTATGACATTAAAGTAAGCGGCGGAACGGTACAGAAGAGAAGACTGCTGGGGGGATAAAGCGTGGCGAACAACGAGATCAAACAGAAGATCGTCCTGGAAGGGGAGAAGCAGTACCGGGACGCCATAAAGGACGCCCAGCGGAACCTGAAGACCCTGCGGAGCGAGCTGAAGGCGGAGACTGCGGAACTGGGCCGGAACGCAACAGAGCAGCAGAAGAACGAAGCGAAGGTCAAGAGCCTGCAGAAGCAGATCAAAGAGCAGGAAAAGATTGTCAAGGCAAACCGGGAAGCGCTGGAGGAAGTCCGGCAGAAGTACGGAGACAATGCTGACGCGATCGCGAAATACGAACAGAAGCTGAACGACAGCCGAACCGCCCTGGCCAACATGAAAAACGAGCTGGGCAGCGTCGGGCAGAGCTTCAAGCAGGTTGAGACGAACGCAGCGCAGACAACGGTGGCCACGAAGAGCGTGGCGGACAGCCTGGAAAAACTGAGCGGCATCGGCGACACCATCAGCGGCAGCATCGAAAGCGCTTTCACCGGGATGATCGACACGATCAGGAACGCGGTGGGCGAAGTCTGGGAGCTGATCGCGGAAACGGCGGCCAAAGCGAACAACTGGACGGACCTGGCGTCTGTTTTCAGCACGACGGCGACAAGCATCCAGGGATTTGAGACCGCTATAGAAGGCATTGGCGGGAAAGGTAAGTTCGACAGCTTTGTAAACCTGATGACCAGGCTGAGCTACGGCGGAAAAGAAAAAAAGATCACGGAGCTGCTGGGCGTTTCAGACGTGAACTATGAGGACAAGCTCCAGTACACGATGCAGGTCATGAGGGCCCTGCAGGATTATCAGAAAAACCATACAAGAGCGCAGACGGACAACGTGATGACCGAACTGTTCGGCGCGAAAAAAAGCGCGGACGTCACGTGGCTGCTGAACAACTGGGACGACATCCTCGACAGAAGAGAGGAATACGAAGAAAAAGGCTACACTATGGACGCCGACGAAGTCGAGACGATGAACCAGGTGCAGCTGGAACTGAACAATATCGACGAAAAATGGGAAATGCTGAAGCGGAAGTTCGCTTCCGGGTTCGGCCAGGTCACGCTGGACATCACAGCAGAGATCAGCAACGGCATGGACGCGATCGCGCGCTACTTCAACGCGAAAGACGACACAGAGCGCAACCTGGCACTGCATGACCTGGAGGAGAGCATCCTCGGCCTGTTTGAGGTTGCGCAAAAAGCCATCGAGGACGGCGTCGCTTTGCTGGACAAGGTCGCGGAGGACCTGAAGGCCAGCGACAACCCGACGGCGCAGGCGCTGGGGAACATCCTGAGCGGACTGGTGGACGCGCTGAAGTGGCTGACGGAAGACAATATGAAAAACGTCGTCCACGCGCTGGAGATCCTGGCGGCTTTCTGGCTGACAGGCAAGGGCCTTCAGATGGGCGCAAAAATCGCGGCGATCGTTAAAGACATCGCGGTGATCAAGGCGTACAACATGGGCGGAGGAGCAGCCGGAACCGGGAACGTGATCACGGGCGGAGGAGCAGGCGGGGGCAGTCTCCTGCAGAAAGCAGGCGGAAAAGTCGCGGCGTTTTTCGGAGGGCCTGGTGGAATCCTGACGGCATCCGCGGCGGCGGTGTTCGCACTGGGCCAGTATCTGGAAGGTAAGACATATAACAGAGACTGGGGACAGTTCAACGCGAACGAAGCGGCGCAGACAGGGGAAGTAGTGCCAAACATCATCAAACTGCTGCACGATGCGGCAGTGGGATTAGACACGGACGACTACGGCGACAGGATGGAACTGGCGAAGCAGCTGTTTCTGGAGCACGGTAACGAATTCTACCAGAGCAACCCGGAGCTTCAGTTTTTCCGGAACGGCGCACTGGCAAGTTACCTTGAAGACGGTCAGCTGACAAACGAAGAACTGCAGGAGATCCTGGAAAACGACCTGGTACCGGTGGCGGACGACTGGGAAGAACTGATGCGGGATCTCTACAACATCATGAGCGAACGCTACAACAACGGCGACTTTACCGGGACACCGTCAGACTGGTGGCAGACCAATGGAGGGAACACCGGAAACACGGACGGCCTGACAACAACAGACGCGAAGGGCATGACGGACGCGGTGAACAAACTGCCGGGAGAAGTCAAAAAGAGCATGCTGGGCATGAAGGTCATGATGGACCGGACGGTGGTCGGCCAGATGGTAGCGGACGAGGTCAGCCGGCAGATCGCGGGCTATATCGTGTAACAGGAGGGGCAGGATGATTCTCAAGAGACGGGTGAGCCTGGGCGGCGTGCAGCTGGACAGCCTGGACAACCGGATCCTCATCTCCGGGATCGACGAGGCCGCCGGAAAGGACAACATCACGGCGGTGGCCAGCGCGAACGCCAGCGGGCAGCGGATCGTGAAGACAAGGCGCGATACGCTGGACGTGACGGTGAAGTTCACGCTGAACATCAAAAGCAAAAACATGAAGGCCCGGGCGGAGCTGCTGGAAAAGATCAACGCGTGGGCCGCGCCGGGCGGGTGGCTGAAGGTCAACTACAGGCCGGAGCGGCAGCTGATGGTGGTACTGGCGCAGGCGCCGGGCGGCGGGGACATGTTTAACTGGACGAACGAGTTCACGATGGTGTTCCGGGCCTACGCGGTGCCGTACTGGGACGACATCACGGCGGCGGCGGTGCAGAGCAAAACGGCCAGCAGCGGAAGCATGACGCTGGAGGTGCCAGGGAGCGCGGAGACGGTGGCCGGCGTGAAGATCGTGAACAAAAGCGGCAAGGTCATCACAAACTTCACGGTCACCATCGGCGGGAAGATGATGAAGTTCAGCAACTCGAACCTGCTGCCGGCGGACGGGACGGTCACAATCGACCACAGGCGGACGGCGGGGGAATATTACCTGCGGGCGTACAACGCGAGCAGGAGCGTCCTGCTGTACAGGACAAAGGAAAGCGCGGACGACTATAACATCAAGCCCGGGAAGGTCGACATCTCCTTCAGCGCGCAGCGCGCGGTGCAGGTGACGGTCAGCGCAAAGGGGAGATACCTGTGATCAGTTTACTGAAACGGAACAGCCTGGACGTGACGGGCACCTTCACGGCGGAGAAGTTCGCGCTGAACCTGTCGGAGCGGCAGAGCACGGCGACGATCACCATCGGGCCGGAGGCGCCGGCGATCACGGTGGGCGACTGGCTGCGGGACGAGAGCGATCCGGGGGCCGGCATCGTCTGGCGGGTCAAAAGCATCGACACGGACTATGCAACGAACACGCGGACGATCAACTGCGATCACATGATCCAGTACCTGCGCGGGCGGATCATGTTCGGCGAGGTCACGCCGGTGACAATCACCGGGGACAAAAAGGCGACGAAGTGCACGGCCGCGCAGGCGATCACGTACATCCTGAAGCAGCAGAGCATCTGGAAGCTGAAGAAGTGCGAGATCAGCCAGAGCGAGGCGTACAGCTTTAACGGGGACGACCTGTACAGCGCGCTTGAGACGGTCAGCTCGAGCCTGGAAAACGAGGAATGGAAGTACGACTTCACGAGCTACCCGTTCCAGCTGACGATCGCGAAGCAGGAGACGGACTGGGACGCGGAGCTGCGGATGGACAGGAACATCCGGACGCTGAAGAAGACCATCGACATGAGCCGGATGTACACGCGGTTCTACCCGATCGGCAAAAACAACCTGAAGCTGAAGGATAAATACGTCGCAAAGAACGACGGGACATACGGCGCGATCTGCAAGGTCGAGACGAACAACGAACTGGACACGGAGGCAAAGCTGAAAAGCTGGGCGAAGTCCCGGCTGAAGCATCACGCGGAACCGGTTGTGACGGTGACCATCAGCGGGCTGGACATGAGCGCGGCGACCGGGCTGAGCATGGACAAGCTGACGATCGGCAAAAAGTGCCGGGTGCCGCTGCCGGAGTTCGGAACGACGATCACGGAGCGGATCACGAAGCTGAGCTGGAGCGACAAGATCGCGGACCCGGAGAGCGTGACGGTGACGCTGGCCAACGAATACGAGGACGTGGCCAGCATCATCAACAGCCTGCAGAAAACGGTGAGCTCCGGCGGAAAGGGCGCGGCGAAAAACGCCGAAGAGGACCACGCCTGGATCGTCGACACGACGGAAAAGGTGGAGCTGGTCGCGGAGGCCGTCGGCGGGAAGGACAAGAACGGGAACCCGGACTGGTCGATGGTCAGCCGGCTGACGGTGGACGGCAAGGGCATACAGGCGACGGTCACGGAGACGAAAAAAGGGCTGGAGACCGCGCAGTCCAGCATCAAACAGACGTCCACGAGCATCAGCCAGGTCGTGAAGGCGGTGGGCTCCAACGGCAAGGTGACGGCGGCCAGCATCGTGACGGCGATCAACAACGACAAAAGCAGCATCAAGCTGAAAGCTGACCACATCCTGATCAGCGGCACGACAAAGCTGAACGACGTGATCACGGTAGCGAACAAGCTGGCCGTGATGAAGGGCACGATCGTCTTCGGCGAGAAGGACGGCGAGACGGCGAGCATCAGCAAGGGCATCGTGAAGGCCAACAGTTTCGTGGCGCACACGGGCCTGAAGTCGCACATCCTGACGTTCGACATCATGGAGAAGATGATTAAAAAGTGCGAGCTGTCCAGCAACACGCTGAAGCTGGAACTGTTCGACGGGACCAAGATAAATTTTAGCCGGGCCATTACTTCCTGGGACTTCGGGTGGAGTAATGGCACGCTGACGGTCACGGTCCAGCCCGGAAGCCAGAAAACGCCGTCGGCGGACAAGCGGACGCTGATAACAGGAACCGTGTCGAGGAGCGGCACGACGATCAGCATCCCGATCAGGGCGCAGTACGGAAGCAGCGGCCAGTACACGGAAAGCACGGGCTGGAGCGCGTCGGTCAACGTGGCCAACGTGTTCAACAGCATGAGCATGACGCGGGCGTTGGCCGGCAAGACGGCGATGGGCGTGGAACAGTATTACGGCAGGCTGTACTACTACGACGGCGAGTCTGGAACGTACAAGCAGGCGTACAGCGCGGACCGGTACTGGTATTACAGCACCACGAACCGGTCCGGGACGACGAACGCATACTATTAAAAAGGGGGACAAAAGGGTGGAGAACGAGATGACGGTCCGGGATGTGCTGGCGGTGGCAGTGGAGCAGCTGCGCGGGATCACGGTGCCGGTGGACCTGGTGGAGAGCATCGGGATCCCGGTGGCGACGGCCGTGGCGAACCTGAAGATGTGCATCGAAGGGATCGACAAAGCGGCGGAGGAGGAAAAAGAAAATGGCGTGGAACTTTGACGACAACAGCTGGGCGATCACGATGCACAGGGGCGACACGGGGAGCAAATGGATCCATGCGGAGCGCGGAAGCGGCACGGACTGGACGGAAGACGACCGGTGCCTTTTCACGGTGACGGACGGCGGCGGCGCGATCGTGATGCAGCGGCTCTACCGGCTGGACGACCAGTGGGGCGCCGGGAACGGCTTTATCCTGTTCGAGATGCACAACGGCGACACGGACACCTGGCCCAACGGCACGTACCAGACGGAATGGCGGTTCGACGTCGCGCCGACCTGGGACGGAACGCCTCCGACGGGCCGCTGCGTGAACGCGCTGACGGCCGGGGTGAAGATGACGGACGGCAGCATCGTGCGGACGAAGATCCAGAGCACGCTGACGATCAACAACGTATTCGGCGATATTTAAGGCGGGGAGGATAAACACATGAGCGAGATCAATCTGAACGAGGAAGTCACGGTAGTCGTGGAGGACGCGACGGTGATCACCACGCCGATCGACGATACGCTGTCCATCAGCGGCGACGCTGCGGACGCGAAAGCGGTCGGCGACGCGCTGGCCCTGAAGGCGGACGCCAGCAGCGTCACGGCCATCTCCGTGAACGGCCAGACCGCGGACAACCAGGGCGCGATCCTGATCAACGGCACGGAGATCCCGATGAGCGACACGGACCAGACGACGCTGAAGGCCGCCATCGACACGGTGGGCGCGAAGACCGGCGCGAGCATCCCGGTGAACGCAGACGACAACGCGGTGAGCATCGAGCAGGCGATCGCGAACGTGGCGGCGGACAGCGCCAGCGTGACGCAGAACGTGCTGCAGCTGGCCGGGCAGATCACTGACAGCAGCTACGCGCTGGAGGGCCTGGCCATCGGCAACACGACGCTGCCGGTGATCGACCCGAACGCGGTGCGGAGCGTGAACAACACGCTGCCGGGGAGCGGCGGGAACGTGCAGATCACGACGGTGGACGTGGCGCGGCAGCTGCAGACGGACAACGCACAGGTGATCGAGGGCACCTTCATCGAGCGGGCAACGGGCGGAAGCACGAACGTGGGCGACGGACCGGCCTGGCTGAGCGTGGTGCGCGGGAACAGCGTGCACACGGGGATCGTCGAGGAGTCTTTCACGGTGACGGTGACCAGCGCCGCGCAGGAACCGATCACGGCGGAGGTCACAGCGCCGGAGACCTTCCGGACGCAGGCGGGGACCGGCGGCACGTATACGTTCGGCTATACGACTGCGTGGGACGTGGACCCGGCGACCTGGGGCATCACGGTAACGGGCACGCCGACGAACGAAGACGTGATCAGCGTGGTGTGGGTCGAGGAGGACCGCGGGACGATCACGCCGGCATATCCTTCCGCGTTCAACGCCACAAACTGGAACCTGTACAACAATACGGTGGGCTACGCCAGGGTGCTGAAGTACAGCGACGAGTACAACTTCAAGATCAGCGGGAACTATACCAGCATCTCTTTCGCCACAACGACCAGCGGGACGCCGCTGGTGCTCACACCGGTGAACGGCGTGTTCAGCATCCCGTCTGACGGTTACGTATTCGTCGAGAACGGTGACAGCACGACCACGGCGATCTGGATGCAGTGGTCCAACTGGACGGAAAATTACGAGGGGTCCTTCAAGGCGCACGCGGAGGAAGAGATCAGCCTTGCGACGGTCATGAGCACGTACTTCGCAAACGGGCTGTGCGCGGTCGGATCCGTGCGGGACGAGATCAACATCAACATCGGCCAGGCGATCCAGCGCATCGAGCGGCTGGCCTATACCGCGGAGAACCTGGCGGCGGTGATCGCGGCCGGGCGGGCCTACGACGCGGACGAGAATTACATCTACGCGGTGCTGGAGACCGAAGTGACAAACGACATCAGCGTGGACGGGGCGTACACGGCCTTCGATCACGGGATGGAGTACTTCGATACGACGACCGTCGGAACGTATGCGCAGATCCTGTACGGCGAGAACCTGGTGGACAAGCTGCGGACGGACGTGGTGCAGATCTCCGCGCAGACGCTGACCAGCGGACAGCAGAGCCAGGTCAGGACGAATATCGGGGCGGCGAGCGCGAGCGATGTTACTACGTTAAACAGCAATCTGACTTCGCTGTGTAAGCGTGTCACATACACATATGACTACACGATCTCCGCAAACTCCCAACTGCTTATCTCCGGAAATAATATGGAGATTGCAGCCATAGACGGCTATACGATGGGGGCCGTACTGAGGGCTTCGTCCGCAAAGGACGGAGTGGATGTTACCAGGATTTACCCCCAGATGGGCACCGGCACCGTGCTGGCGATTTACAACCGGAACAACTCAAACCAGAGCGGAACAGCCAGGATGGACATCATGTGGGTGCGCACCGACTGCATCCAGGTCTGATCAGACGGTCGTAATGCATCCGGTCAACATGCACGCGATATCAATGCGGTAGGTCCCGGTCTGAGTAGATGACGACCTGTTGTACAACTGGGCGGCTATGTGGTTCCCGGTCTGCGGGAAAAGATTGATTACTTCAACATTGGCGTTCTGGGCGCTTGAACGCAGCACGGACATCATAGTGTATCCGGCAGGTATCGTCATCTCCAGGTTCGTGCCGGTGACGTCCAGCGTGCTGTTCGCGGCAATGGAATAGTTATAGGTGAACGACACGCGCTTCACCAAAGCAGACATATTGCTGTTTAACTTAGGAAGCCATCAGGCTCGTCCGGATTCAGATAGAGATTTCATCATGAAAGGAGAAGTAAAACATGACGATCGAAAAGCTGAAGGAAGCGCTGGAAAAGATCCCGCCGGTCGGGATGATCAACAGGGCCAGGCGGAGGCAGATCATGGAGATGATCGCAAAGCTGGAGCGTGATGAAGCATGAGCATCAAAGCGGCTGACCTTGTGGAGAAGTTCCGGTACGCGCTCAACAACAAGTGGGGGTATATCTGGGGGACAGCAGGGGACAAATGGACGCAGGCAAAGCAGGACGCGATCGAAAAGACGACAGACTCAAACCGCGCCCAGGCGCGCAAGTACGGCAGCAAATGGATCGGCCATTATGTGGCGGACTGCAGCGGCTTGTTCCACTGGGCCTTCGCGAAGCTGGGCGGGTACATGTACCACGGCAGCGACACAATGTACAAAAAATACTGCGCGCAGCACGGCGAGCTGAAGAACGGCAAACGGACGGACGGAAAGACGCTGAAGACCGGCACGGCGGTGTTCGTGTGGAACGGAACGAAGTACAGCCACGTGGGCCTGTTCATCGGCAGCGGGAAGGTGATCGAGGCAGCGAACACACAGCAGGGCGTGATCACGAGCTCCGTGACGGCCAGCAAGTGGACGCACTGGGGAGAACTGAAGGACGTGGACTTTGACGGCAAACCGGAACCTGGGCCGGCGAAAGGCTACGCGCTGGTGACCGGCACGCGGGTCGCGCTGCGGCAGGAACCCAGCACCAGGGCGACGATCATCACCCGGATCGACACCGGGGAAACGGTAAAGCTGGAAGAAGCGCCGAAAGACTGGGATTATGTCAGCCACAACGGGAAAAAGGGCTGGATGATGCGGAAGTTCCTGCAGGAAGGAGAGTGACGTGTATGCCTGAAGTAAAACTCCCGGAGGCCGCGTTCACGTGGGACGGGATCATCTACGTTGTCGCGATGATCGTGGCCGTCGCGGGGGTGCTGGTCGCACTGGTCAAAGGATGGGAAGCCTGGAAGAAGATCTCCGTGAGGGACAGGGTAAAGAGTCTTGAGGGGAGGATGAGCAACGTGGAGGCGCGGCTCAGCCTGGGCGATAAGCGCTTCGATCTGCAGAACGACGACATGGGGCACCTGCTGAACAGCCAGATGGCGCTGATGCTCCACTTCGTTTCCGGAAACGACCACGACAAACTAAGGGAACAGATCACGGCCCTGAGCCAATACATGACGGAACGGGCGACAAAAGCGGCGGCCTACGCCGCAGAACACGAGCAAATACTGAGCGGAGGGAAAAAATCATGATCGACTGGAAGAAAAAGCTGACGAGCAGGAAGTTCTGGATGGCCCTGTGCAATTTCATCGGCATGCTTGTGATGGCCTTCGGCTATTCCAATGCCACAGCAGAAAAGATCACGGCGCTGGTGCTCGCAGGCGGGACCTGCATCGCCTATATCATCGGCGAAGGACTTGTAGACGCGGCGAACGCCGGCGCGGTGGAATACATACCGCCAGACGAGGAAGAGCCGGAAGAATAACGGAGGGCAAAGGGTATGCAGGAAAATTGCAAGAACTGCGATGACAGGGCCGCGTGCGTACCGTTTTTCGCGCATGAGAACGTGCTGATGCACTACAACCGGGCGAACCGGCGGATGCTGATCGCCCTGGCGGTGGTATGCGTGACGTTCATCATCACGATCGTCGTGTTCGTGAGCGGCTACACACAGCGGGAAAAGAACTGGCTGGACACGCTGCAGCGTGTGGGGGTGACGGATGGAGTACACGAACAGCCGGATCCGTGAGATCATCGCGGAGCATATACACAGCGAAAGGGACCGGAGGATCCTGGAGCGCCGGCTGATCGACGGGATCACGTTCGAGCAGCTGGCGGAGGAACAGGATCTTTCCGTGAGCCAGGTCAAAAGGATCACATGGAAGGGATCGGAGATCATCTTCCGGAAGATAAAAATGAACTGAATATGACACGAAAGAGAGCTGCATGCGGACTCGCATGCGGCTCTTTTTTTATTTATCCTTTTGTCAGGGGTGAAAAGCATGAGGAACTGGACCGAGCGGCTGGTGAAGTGCGGAATACCGGAAAAGACCGCGGTGCAGATCATCGACTTCTTCTTTAAGAACCGGCGGACAGTGGAGCTGATCGCCTATGTAAGAATGACGGAGGAGGCACTGGGACAGAGATGAATTATAACAATCCATTCATAAGCCCGTATGGCTACGGGCAGCAGTACATGCAGCCCGCGGCGCCGGCCGCGCCGCAGCAGGTGGTGCGCGTAAACGGGGAAAACGGCGCCCGGGCCTACGGGATCGGGGCAAACAGCTCCGCACTTTTGCTGGACGAAAGCGGGACGCTGGTGTGGCTGGTAACGAGCGACGGGGCTGGCTACAAGACGGTGGCGGCCTATGACATCGTTCCGCATAAGGAACAACCCGCGAAGGAATACACAGACCTGGAGACAAGGGTCAAAAGGCTCGAGGACATGATGGGAGGACGGAGAAATGGCAATACCGGCAATTCTGCAGCAGCTGGGAAAAAGCCAGCCGGCGATGGGGCAGATTAAGCAGATCATGCAGATGGTGCGGTCCGCGGGAGATCCGCAGGCGATGCTGCGCCAGCTGGCTATGAACAATCCGCAGGTGCGGCAGGTGATGGAGATCGTACAGCAGCACGGAGGAGACCCGATGGCGGCCTTCCGGGCTGAGGCGGAGGCGCTGGGCGTAGATCCGGAAGAGATCCTGCGCATGATCAGGTGATACGGGCTGCCGATTGCGCATAGGCAGATCAGTATAAATATACAGAAAGGAACACAAACAAATGGATTCCACAGGTATCACTCCCGTGATGAACATGGGAAACGACGGCGGCTTCGGGCTGAACGGTCTGGGCGGCATCTTCGCCCTGCTGATCCTCCTGGGCATCTTTAACGGCGGCTTCGGAGGCTTCGGCGGAGGCAACGGCGTGAACACGCTGAACGCTGACATGCAGCGCGGCTTCGACCAGCAGAACACGATGTACCAGACCGGCAACATCCTGAACGCCGTAACGAACGGCACGGCCCAGACGATCGCGGCCAGCACCGCGAACGCGGCGAACGCGATCACGGCCATCAAAGACGGGAACGCCAGCCTGATCCGCGAGTTCGGCACGGTGGAGACAGCCCTGACGGGCCTGGCCGGCCAGATGCAGAGCTGCTGCTGCGACATCAAGCAGCAGGTCATGCAGAACGACTACAACGGCGCGATCCGCGACGCGGCCACCAACGCCAACTTTACCGCGCAGATCCAGGGCGTGAGGGACATGCTGTATCAGAACAAGATCGAAGCGCTGCAGGCCCAGGTGTCGCAGCTCCAGCTGCAGAACGCCACCAGCAACGTGCTGAGGTTCCCGAACGCGTGGACCTATGCCGGCGGGGTTTTTCCTCCGGTACAGGCGGCAGCCGGCGCCTGATAGGAGGAACGCATGAAGATCATCAAGTGCCTGAGCGAGAAGATCGAAGAAGAACTGAACGACGCGGAGGAATACATCAGCCTGGCCATGAGATGGAAGCAGGACGAACCGGAAGCGGCGGAACTGTTCTACACACTGTCAACCGAAGAGATGGGGCACGTGGACAAGCTCCACAAAGAAGTGGCCGACCTGATCGCGGAATACAGGCAGAAACAGGGGGATCCTCCGAAGGACATGATGACCCTGTACAATTACCTGCACGAAAAGCACATCGGAAAAGCGACGAAGATCCGGGTGCAGCAGGGCATGTACAAAGGTGCGTAAAAGTGGACACAAAAGTGGACACAAGCGAAAAGACGCCCATTGATTTACAAGGGTTCCAAAGCACGCAGATGAAACAGATGAAACGGCAAAAGTGAGAAAAATCAATGGTTTCAGCCTATAACAGCGGCTTTGACATCGTGGGGGTCATAGGTTCGAGTCCTACTAATCCCACTCCCCGGAGCTTTGAAAATCAAGACTCCGGGGTTTTCTTATGCAAGTGGACACGAACATCGTGGGGGACATTGGACACAAAAGTGGACACAAAAAGCCCGCTGCGGGGATGCAGCGGGTGCTTTTTTATGTCGAAAAACAGATCAGCCGGCGGAGGCTTTTTTCCGCTCGTCGAATTTCTGGTTAAAAAGTTCAGCGACGGCATCCTGCAGGCCGGGCATCAGGTAGCCGTAGGTGTCCATCGTGATCTTGATGGAGGCATGGCCCAGGCGCTCGCTGATCACTTTCGGCTGCACGTTCATGCGGATCAGCATAGCGGCGTGCGTATGGCGAAGGTCGTGGAAAGACGCCTCCGGCATCCTGGGCGTCCTGTTCTGTTCGCGCTGGGCGTTCACTTCGCGGATCAGGCGGAGGAGCGCGTGCGCGTAGGATTTGCAGGAATAGGGCTTGCCG